ATACTCTTTAGTAAAGTTTCCTGTACCATCTGGTGTGGACATTAATATTTTGCCATATTTCTCCATAACCATTGTGTTTGGATTTACAAAAGTTTCTGTCGTATCACCAGACGCTTTGGCATAGAAAGAGTCGGAAAGATCTCCCACTTGTCCTGTGGAACCTATGTTCGTTTCTGCAATTCTATTAGCTTCTATTTCTGCTGCTATTCGAGCAGCCTCTGCTCTTTCAGCTCTTGCTTTGGCGTTATTGGCAATTAACAAATCCATAATAGTTTGCTCAGATTGTTTCTTCGGTTTCTTGTCATTGTTATTGTTATATCCGCTTGAACCTGCACCTCTATATCCACCTGCCACAGCTTGTTGATAACCTCTTGATACATCGGAATCTACATCTCCATAAGACACTGGACCTCCACCACCTGCATGACCTGGTGTATGATAGTACGCAGGAACTCCATTTACATTCTTTCCTGCACCACCCAACATTCTTAAAACCCCTGCCTCTTGAGGAGTAATGTAACTCAGCTCGTGAGGTTGACCTTTAATACTTGTCTTTTTTGGCAGTGCTCCGTAATGCATAATTAACCTCTCATAGCTTCAGTGACATTTGATAACGCACCAACATCACCTTGCCCTAATCGTTCTTTAATCTCTTCAACTTTATTCATCAAGTAATTTGTCATCTTCTCACCTTCAGGGTTTTGCTGTGGCATTCCTTGAGGTGGCATCTGACCTTGTGGAGGTTGACCCTGTGGCATTCCCTGTGGTGGCATCTGTTGCTTAACAGGACCAAAAGCAGCAGGATTAATCGGTCTGATCGAAGCTAACAGATTATTCGGTGACATTCTTCATAGCCTCCATCTGTATTTCCGCTGCGTTTTTCTCACGTTCCATCTGAACTTTTGATGCATTCTTTTCTCGCTCTAACTGCAACTCAGCTTCCAACTTCTGGATCTTAGCTTGCAAATCAGCTCTTGCCTTCGCTGCTTCGATCTCCATATCCTGCTTTGCCTCAGCTTGCTTGATTTGAATTTGTGACTGAGCCTTTGCCTGATCCGCTTGGATTTGAGCTTGCGTTCTCGCCTTCAGAGCTTCTGTCTCTAATTGAGCTAACTGTTGAGCATACTGTAATGGGTTTTCTTGCTGTTGTTGCTGTTGTTGAGCTGTAATAGCAGCAATCTGTTGCATTTGTGGAGCTTGCTGTACAACCTGAGCTGCACGCTGACTAATTAAGTTATCAAGTTCTGGATTAATATCCTTTAAATCAGGTCTTAGGCTCTTGAAGTCTGGAACTGGTGGTAACGGTACACCGACACTTGCCTCCATCCGATTACGATACAACAACGCAATGTGTTCAGCAATGTGAGCAATAAGAATAGGTTGCAATTGTTGAGCACCAGGATTGCCACCCAACGATGGATCTTGGAGAAACTGCATATGAACAGCAACGTGCGAATCATGATCCTGATCAACAAAAGCCTTTATTGGCTTGCCATACATAACCGACATATTCTCATCAATCGGATCCATACGCACCGCCTCTTCAGGTTTCTTCAGGATCTCGTCAATATTTGGTATTCGTATCGCCTCATACATTCTCTTGTACGCTTCGTAAATATCATGCAATTCAGGAGCTGACTGAGCCATCTGTAAAACAGATTGAGCCTGAGCAATCCGCTGAGCCGTGCTAAATATATTCGGATCACTGACAGGAATAATGTCAATACGTTCATCAAAGTCACGAGCGTAAACAACTTCCGTACTACCAGACAACGAAAACTCAAATTCATCAGGTAAATTTTCTGCATTCAAGTCAGCAAGTAATTTAAATTCCTGACCCTGAGCGTAGTGCAACCTCTTGTGAATTGCTGAGAAAGCTTTACTGCCCTGCTCAATTAACGCAACTGTCGAACCGACTGGGGCATTTGGATTCACATCTCCGACATTTAAATCAGCGGTACTGGCAAATCTCTGTCCTGCATCGACAATCAAACCTAGCAGATTAAACAATGCCCCACTGGGTACCTTAAACGGAAGTGGCATAATCGCCTTATTAACATCATCCACCGTGGCATCAATATCAACAAACTCACCAGGATTGACCTGCACTTCGCCACCAGAAACTCTACCCCTTAATTTAAAGCCACCTTGCATGTTCGCAAAAGCAGCCGAATCAAGTAAAGCTCTCAAAGATCCAGTCGCTGCTTTACCCAAACCACCAATCAGGTGATACAATCCAAAGCCATAAAAACCAAGACCAGGCAAGAACTTATAAGAAACAAACCAATCTCTTCTTATTTTACGCTCGTCTTCTTGGCTCCAGTTTCTGCGTATGCTGACAATTTTTTCATTATCTTGATCTATCGTCACAACGTAAGGAACAGCGACAGCGTTATCATCGTCTATTTTTTCTTCATCAATACCGTCAAACAATTCATAGACATGCATTTCCAGTAATGTGATCACATCATCATGACCTTCACTACCATAAGTATCAATTCCTTCGATTTCACCAATGACATCTTCTGACGCACTCGCTTCATCCCCTGCGTCAATTGTCGGTAGATAATAGCCAGATTGAACGTATCGATTAAAATCGTTCTTCGGCATTTTAATGACATGCGTATATCGTGGGGACGTATATAAGTCTTTGCTTTCAGGAGCGACAACAAAATCTTCAGCTTTTACAAACTGAGAGCACTGCCTTTCCATATTGCTATCCCACCAGACTTTCTTAAACGTCTGACCAACAAGGGGCAGGTGAAACAGCATCTGATCCAAGTCAGGAAAGTATTCTGGCATTTCCTGCGTAATTTGGTAATTCATAAACTCTCGAACCCTGCGTGCCTGTTCTTCAAGCTCTTCACTGGGATCTCCGACAATTACCGTCTTAACAGGTCCACCCGACGGATATAATTCTGCAATAGCTCTGGCGTTAAACTGCGTGGCAGCTTCGGCAATCATAGGATGCACAACTGTCGATAGACCTCGAACAGCACGCTCTTCTTCTGATTCGTTCATGCCACCGTCAGGCTCTAACGTCTGTAGACCTTTTTTATATCGCTCCTCCCACTCAGAACGAGCTTCACGGTCACTGTTATAAGCAGAAACTAAAGTCGATGCCTTGCTATTTAATTCTTTTGACGAAAGGTCTTCGGCTAAGTTGTTATCAAACTGGTCATCTTTCTCAGCGACTTCATCAAGAGCAGGATCACCAATTAATACGTCATCTCCAATTTCTTCAACAAGCAAATCGTCTAAAGGTGCACCTTCGGTAAACGGAATTGTATCTTGCTGAAGAGATATCGGTTTTCTAGCCATAGAGCGTTATCCTTCTTTTATCAGGCTCTTCATCGTCATCATAGTCAGTCGAGTGACCAACGAACCAACCTTTTCTCAATCTTAACCATGCCTGAGTACATGTGTCAACGATGTCATCATTATCCGTGGCAGGAAAACTTGCACAGATGTCGATCAAGTCCTTACACCATTTTTTTGTTGATGGATAGTAAATTCTGCCATCTTCGAGTAATGCAGAGCTTGCATGTGCCCTCGCTTCCTTGTCTCTGTCAGGGGAATACTCAATGACTGGTATCCCTGCAATGCGTAAATCCTGCAGGAGAGATTGACCAGAAGCTTTCTTTTCTATTAACACGGCATCAGGTTCGTAATCGTAATATGCCTCCTGAGCAATCTTTCTTAGTTCAGGGTAACTGACACGGTCATACCACAT